GGTTTATTTGTATATTTATTCATTTGGTTCTCCTGTAAAGACTTAATTATAGCAATTATTACGCAAAATGTATAACCTAATATTCAGTTCTGTTCTTTTATAAGGGGAAACACCCAGAAAAATAGCATTTTTTTGGTCTCTCGCTTGTATGTATCTAAAATTTTGTCGGGTGTCGGGATTGTCGGGTGTCGGGTTTATATTTGTAGTCGGGTGTCGGGCTTTATATTAGAAAAATGAAAGGGTAAGAATAAAAAAGACAGCTTTAACTTAGAAAAGAACAAGGATCTAAAATAGGGCCAAAAAATAGACAGCTCCAGGTTTTTAAGATCCCCCAGGTTTTTCAGCTCCGCAACAACCCAAGCAGCCGAATAGCTAAAAGTTGCTAAATGTATCAATTAGGGCCAAGAACTGTTATAATTTACTTACCCAGAAATGGGCATTTATAGGAGAAAAAATGGACGATATAGCAAAAAAGCATATGAATAAAATTCAGAAACAAAACAAAGAAAATCCCCTTTTGGGTTATTTCTTGGGGGGTGGTTCTGATGAAACCAATAAACAAGCCGAGCAAGACTTAAAAGAATTAAAAGCTTGGCAAGACGGCAGTTTAGTTAATACAGACGCTATTAATAAATTGTCTTTAGAGGAATTGGAAAGAGTTGCTAAAATATTAGAGGGGGTAAAATGAAACTAACTAATAAACAAATTGACGACTATCTCAAAGGTTGGGATAGAGGAAAAAATAGAGCAAAGAATATAAAACTTGCGAATGGTAAAAAAACAAACATCAAAGGGTATTTGATGATTAATAACTTAAAACTCAAAGGGGGTTCAAAATGAGACAGTATCCAATATGGAATATTATAACGGCTTGTATATATAAAAGTGCTAAGTCTTACGGCGTGAAAGATACAGGAGAAGTTGAAGTAAGAGTTGGAACAAGTTCTAGCAATTCGCATTTATTCTTAAAGCATACTACCACTCATCGCCAATTAGAAAATGGCGATAGAGAGTACCGCTTTTATATTGACGGCGAACTATTTAAGAGAGCGTTATTACCTAAAGACAAAAGCGATCTAGTATTTCTTTCAACTGAAAATAGAAAGGTGGCGTAAATGACAGCTAAAGAAATGAATGACGCAGACTTCGTTAACTTTCAAGACGACTTCTATAACTTGCTAGAGAAATATGGCGTAAGTTCAATTGATATTGAACACCCCCAATTTAAAAGCATATGCAATCTTAGAAACAAGGTTGCCGAGTTTATAGAGCAAGAAAACTTTTAAGAAGTATGTCGGACTTAGGGCGGTTTATCCGCCCTTTTTTTTGTCTTGGATAAAGGGACTCTATCAGAACAGAAAAAAAGTATATGTCGGATTTACAAAACAAACCCCCACCCCCCAAAAATGCGGACGCTACATACACATATGTATAGAACAATATAACAGTTACAAATTCACATATATCTCAAGTTCCAAGTTGCGTCTTGTAGAATATTGGTTTATTCTTATACGTGCGAGTGAGACGGTAAATTTTATATTTGTTCAAAGTTCTTCTCCTGTAGAAAATGTTTTGCTCGCCCTCTTTTTATTTGACCCCACCCCCTAAAAAAATATATTTTTATTGATGGGTCCCCTAGGCCCCCAAAATTTTTCTATACTTTTTGAACTTTTGGGTGTTAGAATGTAAAAAACGAGGTTTAATATGAACAGAATGATGATGCCCGAACAAATGATGTCAAATGGCGACGAGGTAAATGTCGACAAACTCCCTGAAGGTCTAAAAGCTATGCTTGAATCTGGGCCCAAAGGCAGAGAAGGGGTCGAAAAGATTGCAGCTGGAACCGATAAATTCGCAGAAGGCGATGAAGTCAATATGATGTTGATGGAAATGGAAAGTGCAGACGACGAAGTAATGCCAGTCGCAGGCGATATTGAAGAAGGTTTGATGGAGCTTGAAGGCATGCAACCTGAAATGAACATGTTAGATCAATACGTAGAGCAAGTTGTCCAAATGATTCAAGCTGGAGCCAGCGAGGAAGAAGTTATTCAAATGCTTTTACAGGCTGGTCTTGATGAGGAAGATATAAATGCTATTTTCCAAGCTGTCTTAGAAGTTCTTGAAGGCGGCATGCAGGCAAATCCTATCGACGATCAATTAGCCCAAATTAGCTAACGATGGCCAAGGCGCCAACCAATCTCCAAGCAGCACTTGATATGCTGACTCAATCTGCACCTGTAACTGAAGCTCCTCCAGGTGCTTTTGATGTAGGTTCAATCGAGCCATTCAATCCTTTGCTTGAAAGATTTGAACCAAATCCGTTAGATGATTTTTTAATGATGATGGCAGGTCCAACTAGCAAAGCAAGACTAGCCCAATTAGCCAATCCTACGAATGAAGTTTTTGCAACAGCAACCAGAAAAGAAATACTAGATTATATTAAAACGATTCCTTTAAAAATAAGGCTAGCCTTACGAGCAGATGACTCTATACCTTTAAAAGGCAAATATGCAATTTTAGACAGCGACAAAATAGATTTTTACGAAGATATTGTTGATTTAAATAAGCTGCCGAAAAACTTTAGGACTGGCGATAATACTTTAGGAAAAATATATATGGAGAAAAATAAAATTCCATCTAGGATTGATATGTCAGATCCTTTGGTTGGTTTTAAACCTAGACCTTACTTTGAAGAAATTGTTGACAAAAAAGGCGTTGAAAAAATTAAATTATATTTTCCAAAAACTGGCAGGCTAGAACCTAGCGGAGCCCAAACCAAATACAGGCAAAAAACTTTAACTAACCCATCCAAAGAACAATTAGATAAATTGTTTAAGGGAATAAAAGAAAGCGATCTTAAAAAAGAATTAACTAGAGTTCAAAAAGCTGAAAGGCTAGACGTTCCAAATGCTACGGCAAAAGATATTGCCGAGGCAAATCAATTAAGAATGGGCACGCCTTATAGAACCTCTGATGAAATAGCAGAGGAATTATTAGACTTACAAGGGGCAAAAAAATTAGACGTAGACTTGTTGGAGAAACTAAGAAAAGAATTTAATTTATAACATATGAACCTGTCACATTTAACGGAGGCTGAACTCAAGGAAGCCCTGTTACTGCTAGAGAAACAAGACGGTTACGCCGTCCAAGATAAATGCCAAGGATCTTTTTTAGATTACGTTAATCATATGTGGCCCGAGTTTATTTGCGGGCGTCACCATCAAATCTTTGCCGAAAAGCTCGAACAGGTCGCCAAAGGTGAAATCAAGCGTCTAATCGTCAACATGCCTCCGCGACATACCAAAAGCGAGTTTGCCTCAACCTATTTCCCGTCTTGGATGATGGGACAAAACCCTAAGATGAAAATCATGCAGACCACCCATACAGGTGAGCTTGCAGTTAGGTTCGGTCGTAAGGTGCGTAACTTGATGGCGCAAAAAGAATACAAACAAGTTTTTCCCGACGTCAGTTTGCAGGCTGACAATAAATCGGCAGGGCGTTGGGAAACCAATAAAGGCGGTGAATATTTTGCCGCAGGTGTGGGCGGCGCCGTAACGGGTCGAGGTGCGGATCTACTAATTATAGATGATCCTCACTCTGAACAAGACGCTCTTAGTCCAACCGCACTTGAAAGTGCCTACGAGTGGTACACCTCTGGACCTCGCCAACGTCTACAACCCAAAGGTTCAATTGTTTTGGTGATGACGCGTTGGAGTACGATTGATTTGACTGCCAAACTTTTACAATCGCAAAAAGAACCACTAGCAGATCAATGGGAGGTAATAGAGTTTCCTGCTATTTTTCCTGAAACTGAGAATCCTTTATGGCCCGAGTTTTGGTCGCAGGACGAACTTTTAAAAGTCAAAGCCTCTTTGCCTGGCATCAAATGGAACGCTCAATGGATGCAAGAACCAACCTCTGAAGAAGGCGCGATTATCAAGCGCGATTGGTGGCAACGCTGGGAGTCTGAAAACTTGCCTGCTGTAAAATATATTATGCAGTCTTACGATACTGCTTTTTCAAGAAAAGAAACCGCTGACTACTCAGCCATTTCAACTTGGGGAGTTTTTCGTCCCAGTGAAGATTCGCCCGACTCAGTTATTTTATTAGATTGTCAAAAGGGTAGATGGGACTTTCCAGAGCTTAAAGAAATAGCCATGCGCGAGTATCGGTATTGGGAAACTGATATGGTTTTAATTGAAGCCAAAGCCAGTGGTACGCCGCTGACCCATGAACTTAGACGAATGGGCATACCCGTGGTCAATTACTCGCCGACTCGCGGTCACGATAAACATTCTCGCATGCACTCGGTTGCGCCAATATTTGAGGCAGGTATGGTATGGGCGCCAACTCGAGTGTTTGCCGAGGATATGATTGAGGAGTGTGCGTCTTTTCCATTTGGAGCTAACGATGATTTATGTGATACTATGACGCAAGCCCTAATGAGATTTAGACAAGGCGGTTTTGTTTATCTGGAGAACGATTATGAAGATGAGCAAATGCAAGCAAGACAGAGAGTTTATTACTAATGGCAATAGAGAAAAATATCCCCGAACCCATCGTTGAAGATGTGACCAAAATGCAAAACGACGATGAGATAGATGGTGCTATTATTGAAACCCTTGAAGCCCTAACCGAAGATGAAGTGACCATGCAAGACGATGGCTCAGTTTTACTTGGCCCAGAAGATATGGACATGCCAAGCTTAGGCTTTGGTGAAAACTTAGCCGAGGTAGTTTCAGATGACCAACTCATGCAAATTTACTCAGAGCTTACCCAAGCGATTGAAAATGATAAATCAGCCCGCGAAGATTGGGAAAAGACTTATACCGATGGACTCAAATATTTAGGGATGAAGTTTGATGAGGATAGGGCTGAACCTTTTGAGGGTGCTAGTGGCGTGATTCATCCGTTACTTGGTGAAAGTGTAACTCAGTTCCAAGCGCAGGCTTACAAAGAATTACTCCCGCCGCAAGGCCCAGTCAAAACGCAAGTGGTAGGTCAATACGATTCTACCGTTGAGGAGCAAGCGCAAAGGGTCAAAGAGTTTATGAATTATCAGATCACTCATGTAATGGAAGAGTACGATGAAGATCTCGATCAAATGTTGTTTTATTTACCCTTGGCAGGTTCTGCGTTTAAAAAAGTTTATTACGATGAAGGTTCAGGCAGAGCCGTATCAAAGTTCGTTGCCCCTGAAGATTTAATCGTGCCTTACTACACCACTGATTTAGAGTCCTGTCCGCGTATCACCCATTTGGTCAAGATGCCTGAAAACGATGTGCGTAAATTACAAGCGATAGGTTTTTACAGCAACGTAAAAATAAGTGCGTCAGGTAGTGTTGATGTCAATACAGATGTTAGTGAAGAAATTGAAAAGTTAGAGGGCATCAAACCAACCTATGATACTGGCGAGGTATGTAATTTATACGAGGTTCACTGTAATTTAGACTTAGAAGGCTTTGAGGATGTCGATGAGAACGGCGAGCCGACTGAAGTTAAATTGCCATATATCGTCACCCTAGATGCAGATTCTACCAAAGTTCTCGCAATAAGAAGGAACTACAGTCAAGACGATCCGCTCAGAGAAAAAATAGAATATTTTGTTCATTATAAGTTTTTACCAGGGCTAGGTTTTTATGGCTTTGGTCTAACGCATATGATAGGTGGTTTATCAAAGGCATCCACCTCTATTGTCCGCCAG